TGTTAACATTTCTGTTCTAACACTTGACTGTTCTGTGGCTTGAACTGTTTCATTTAATGTGTGCGGTATTTTACCCAACATAGCATAATATTTGCCAATTTGTTCAGTAGTTAATCCCGTTGCAGATGCAGATAGAGATATCTTATTTCTTTGATCTACAAGCAAAGAGTTCATATTTATAAGACCAGGACCTGACCTCGCTATTACATCATTAAAATCACCAGACTGGGCAGATAGCTGAAGAAATGCGTTTTGTAGCCTTAATCCATTATCTGCTGATTCAAGCATAGCTTTAGCTGCTTTTCCTAATACATCTATTCCTCGACTAGCTATCCCATTAACTTCTGCTTGGGTTTTTCCTCCAGCCATTAATACTTGTTTTAATCCATCCATAGCTGTCTTAGCTATATTGCTAGCAATTGGACTTTCTTTTAAAATTTCTACTAAACCATCAACTTGACCTCTAAAAGTATTTAAAGAATCAGTTTTTATTCCATCCAAAGAATCAAATGATTTTCTGGCTCCTAAAACAGCCACACTCAATAATCCAAATTGAGTGGTTTGTGTTTCTGTCATTTTGCCACTTTTTTCGAATGATAATCCTAAATTTTCAATTTTAGTTGCAAGTTCTCCTAATAAAATTTTGCCAGTAGATATTACACCATTATACCCTTTAAAATCTCCTTCAACTTCCTTTAGTTTTTCGCCTTGCGCAGCTAATTGCTGCGTAACATTAGGATCTATTGTGGGAGGAGTATCAACCATTTTTTATTCTTTCAGAAGTTTTCTGCGTTTTCTTTTCTTTGTCGAAATTGGAGTTTCAACCATCTTCAAATTTGCTTCTCTAACCATCCTGCTCGACTCTTCAAAATCTTCTTCCGATGACTCAAATGTGTTGCCTTCACTCATCATTTGCTTAACTGCTTCCGGATTAGAAAAAGACCCTAATAAATATGCGTGATTTTTAGCTAATTCCGCATTATCATTTTGATCCCCTACCCAATTATGATACATCCAAAATTTTTGAACCGGGTCCATCTCTGTTATAAATGGATCATCAGGCATCTTACCATACGTCTTACACAAAAACCAAGTAAAACGATGTTCCGGTTCATATATTATTTTTTTAAGTCTTCAAGGACCTCCTTCGCCTCCTCCGGAGTCTTTATCGAATACTTATCCTTAGCCTCTTTACTCAACTCTACATATTCATCATATAACCTAATTAATAATGGCTCATCCAATTCATCAATTAATGTAAACTTATCCTCTAATAAATTACTCCCAATAAATTGCTCCACATCCACTCCAGCAATTTGAGTTAATGACCTACCAATTAATTGCTTCCTAACCTCAAATGGAGATTGTACAGTCCCATCAAACTTCGACGCCTCTGCTATTGCCTCTCTCATCTCTCCAGATTTTAATGTTCTTAATACATAAACCGCACCCTCAATATCAACCTCTCTAGTTAAACGAGTCATCCCAATTAACATATCTATTCTACGACGAGCTCCCTCATTTAATCTAACTTTACCAGTCTTCTTAGCTTGCCTTTCAGCTCTAATCTCTTCCTCTACTTCATATTGATTTTGTTGACTATTTTGCCCATTTAACTTGTTTTGAAAATTTCGAATAGCCTCAGCATCCATTGGAACCATTATTGGTTGATTACTTCGACGAGGAGGTTCAGAATATCCAGATTCATCAGCAACATCAAACTCTCTTAAAGGCTTCCCAACAAAACTCTGCTCCCCAAGTTCACTTTCAAATTTAGGCATTTCATTCTCCATTAAATAGTGTAAATTATCCTAATTATCTATATATCCGAAATTATAGAATTTTTAATTTATTTTAATTAAATATGGATCTTTCATGCTATATTCCATTTTATACGAATCACCCACGAGAGGTTTCAAATGTATTTTATATACTTGCTTATAAATAGAATAAATAATAAGGTTTATGTCGGACAAACCATTAATATGCAAGATCGATGGTGGCATCATCGCAGCTTATTTAATGACGCTAGTTTCAATCACCCATTATATAATAGTATGAGAAAATATGGAATAGATAATTTTGGTATGTATAAAATTGAAACTTTTAATACATTACAAGAGTGTAATGATTCTGAAGAGTACTATATATCTTTTTTAAAGACACAAGATAGAAATGAGGGTTACAATATTGAGGCTGGAGGAAATAATAAAATAATGACACAGGAAACTAAAGACAAATTATCAAAGATTTTTTCCGAAAGATTTCTTGGAGAAGGAAATCCATTTTATGGAAAACATCATTCCGAGGAAACTAAGCAAAGATTATCTGAAATACGCACCGGGTCAATAATGTCTAAGGAAACTAAAGAAAAAATGTCTAAAGTTAAAATGGGAGAAAATAACAGTATGTTTGGCAAAAAACACTCAGAAAATAGCCTTAAAAAGATGTCTGAAGCCCAAATCGGAAAACATGTTGGTGAAAAAAATCATATGTTTGGTATGACTGGTGAAAAATCTCCAAATTATGGCAAAGAAAGATCTAAAGAAACTAAAGAAAAAATATCCAAAGCAAATAAAAATAAAACAAAATCAGAAGAAGCTAAAAAGAAAATGTCAGACGCTAAAAAAGGTAAAAAAATGACTGAGGAAACTAAAGAAAAAATATCTAAAGCTACTTCTGGAGAAAATAACCCTATGTTTGGCAAAAAACACTCTGAAGAAATTCGTAAAAAAATATCAGAAGCCGTTGCAGGTAAATTAGTTGGAGAACTCAATCCTTTTTATGGTAAAAAACATACCGAAGAATCTAAGAAAAAGCCGTGGAGTCAAGAAAGAAAACTGCAGATAAAAAGAAAGCTGACAAACTTCTTAAAGAGAGCTCAGAAAATTCCACTTGATTCGCCGATATCTATGAGACCACTTGTGCTCATAGTACCTCTCAGTCCTTTGGCTCCGGTGTCAGCAAGCTGCTCAATATTAACAATTCCGTCTCCAGAAATAAGTTGCCCAGTTCCCCCAGGACCTCCGCCAAAATGCTTAATACCTAATTCACCACCGACAGCTACAGAAGCATTACTACCACCATTAAGGATGCTAAATATGGTTTCTGCTTCCCAGTCCATATTTTCAGTAATAATCCACTCACCAGCATTTAAAGTGTAGCCTATTTGTTTAATCCACACATTTTTAATTATGGTAGAAATTTGATTTCCCTGATCTCTTTTTTGTTTATCTAAGATAACAATATCAAACGGATAGACTTGAGAATGAACGTGAACATATCCTCTACCAAAAGCCTCGGCGATTCTTAATCTATCATATCTAATTCTTTGGCAATTACCACTAATATTAGTTGATGCAGTTGGGGTGGAGTCAATGTGACCATCCATTCCAACTTCATCAATCATTTTAATAGTTCTAGACTCAGTGATTTGCAGAGACTGTATGGCGCCAATGGGAGTTCCATTAACCATAATGATCATATTAGTTGAAAGACCCGTGCTAGTCTTATTAGTGCCGTCAGGTAACGTTAAAGTGCTATTTGTATTTGCTGCTTGTGCCAAGGCATTCTCCTAAATGTTATTCTATTTATTATGATTTGATATGTACTTTATTTAATTTTTTTATAGCTGACCAACTCCAACTTTTATGAATATCCAGTTAATTCCATATGTCGGAGCGCATCTTACTGACACATTCCATTGTGTGCTGACAACTGAGTCTTGTTGTACAACCAAATCCTTATAGTCAGTAATTATTCCCTGAGATACTAAAGAGTTCAATAAAAGAGTAGCTCTAGTATTTAAAATAGCTCCAGTATTTGGACCGGCTGCAGTTCCAATAAACTGTTGGAATCCAGATCTTAAAGTTTTAGCAATTCTATCTCTAATGAATACGATAGAAATTTCTTGTTCCTCTGGGAAACCACTCTGTGTCGTTGTAAGACCCCAAACAACTTTTCCACCACCAGTAACTGGTTGTAGGATACAAACGCCAGCAGCAGCCAATGATTCAAGTACAGTCTGTGAATATTGTTTATTTCTAAGTATAGTAAATCCACTTAATACCTTATTAGTTAATGGATTTTCAATTCTTACATCTGCAGATAAGAATCCTGCAGCTGCAGCGGCTATATAGAATCCATCAATCAATACATTGTCTGTACCAGCTTGAACCACAATTTGGTCAGGAGCAAAGTATA